TCTAAGATCAGGATTCAAAGATTCACCATCTACTGGAACCTATCATCCTGATGAAAAGAAAGGAGTTGTTTATACGACTCCATCATCCAGAGTTGGTAGTGATTATGGTGGATCCAGAGTGAATTTAAGAGTTGTGAATCCAAAAATGAAGAGCACCGATTCTCCCAGAGATTTTGGTAAAAACATCAAACGTTGGATGGCATCTGCATCTGATGAAGATATTGCCGATAAGAAAGGTAAGCCCACCAGTTCTGTGGATCAGGCAAAGTCTGCATTCAAAAAAGGTGCCAAGATCGTAAGAGTTCCAAATGCACATGGTGGTTTTACACCAAGAGAAGGGCAAGCACAAGGATCTTATGTGATGATGGATAAGGATGTTGCCAATAAGTCTATTGATCGTACACCATCACGAACAATGAGAGCGAAAGGTAAAACAAAGAGATCAAAGACACAACCAAAAAAGAAATGAAAACATTCTCACAGTTTGTAGAGCAATCTACAGGTGGATCACCCTATCAACCTTATAAAGTACCAAAGCCGATTATTCCTTCTCCTCCACCACCAGGATTCAGAGAAAAGTACATTGATCCATTAAAAAAGAAGACACAAACCGAAAGTAAGGCAGCACAAGATATTGAGTCTTCTAGGTACGAGGATGATGTCTATCGTACCACACAACAAAAACTTGCAGATCCAAGACTCAGAAAGTTAAGACGATTCTTCAATCGTGAAGTCGGTCGTTATACTGTTTAATTCTAAATAATAAGAAAAAGTAAGATCGATGATTGTTCGTAAGTCTTTTTCTCAATTTGTTCATGAAGCAATTACTTCTTCTGCAAGGGCAAGTACATCTGCTCCAAGTACATCTGTTCCTAGACCTGACATTATTACCACACCGAAACCAGCTCCCACATCTACAACTTCGACCACACCAAAACCAATTTTAAATGTAGGTGGAACTGGAGCGCAACCAGCACCATCATATTCAACTGCAACAAATGTGAAACCAGTTGGAACATCATTATCTTCCAGTGCAATTCGTCCAGCAACCCCAGCACCAAAACCATCCCCAACATTAGATGATCTTCGTAGTGCTGCTGCAAAAGCAACCATGGCAGGACCATCCAGAGAAGCACAAGCACTGATGAGTCCAAGAGCAAAGGCAATGCTCGGTCAATCTAAACTTGATGCAGGTATCAAGGCACAACAAGGTGTAGAAGCAATGAGATCTTCTATGCCATCATCATCTTCAACTCCATTACCTGCCGCAAATGCAGAATGGGCAAAGGCAAATCCAAAACTCGCTGCTGCATATGCCGAAAAACAAAGAATTCGTGGAACTGCACAGACTGATAATCCTTTGATGAGAGATATGAGATCAAGTCTCTCATTAACTCCATCTGTACAATCAAAAGATGTTTCAACACTTGGTAGGGGAAATCAGTCATTAGTACAAAATCCAAATGCAGTCAAACCATTGACTCCAACGACACAAACATCACCTAAACCCACTGCACCACCACAACCACAAACAAAACCACCAACATCAGGATTGACTGATGCCGAAAGAAAGAGAATCGATGACTTCAAAGCACTCGGGCCCTTGCAAAAAATGCAACAACGATCTACAATTGAAAAAGAACTTCAACAAATGACACCTGAGAAGAGAAAGGAAATTATGGACTATTACAATCGTTGATCTTATGATATTACCACCATCATTTTGGACTGAAGAAGAACTTATTGATATTCCATCTGAGGATTTATGGTGTGAACTCGCAGATGCCATGTTCTTTTCAAATACAAAGGATTATGTTGAGCAATTAAGCAATGAGTTAAAGAAAAGAGAAGTTAATCATCCATAAAACCATAGATATCCTTTCCAGCTATAACGTCCAGGATTACGTAAACTCTTAATGAGTCCAGATGAAGAAGTATCAGGTGAAATAGATCGTACAGCATCTGCAATTGATTCATAACGTAGTTCTATTTGTTCTGTTTTTTTATTGACACCAAATACTGATTTCTTTTTAGATTTTTCTTCTAATAGTTGCCACTTATGTCCATATGCAGTTCCACCCTTTTTTGCTGCAAGTAAGATATTCCCGTTTTTATTCGGATCACCCGTAAGAGAGAGTGCTGCCATTCTTGCATTCTCATAGTCAGTACATGTTCCAGTTGATAAGTTCTTACCACGTATCTTTACTCCACTGTGTTTACCATTTCCTCTATTTTTATCAGTTAAAGATCCCCAAGGTTCTATTTTTGATTGTTTTGGTTTAGGTTCTTTTATGACTTCTTTTACAGGTTCTATAATCTCTTTTTTAACAATCACATTGTACTCAGGATTGTATTTCTCTATCCAATAGTTTGTTTTTGATTCAAACTCACTCTCATCACACTCATCCAGTTCTTTAATCATAAAGTTGTGAGTACCATGTTGTCTGAATGCCTTATGTAATGGTTCAGCGGACATTCGTTTGGACTTGTCCATATGATATACCCATTCTTTGTTCATTGCAAGTGTGGTATTTCCTATGTACTTGTATCCATTTTGTTTGTTAATGATGGTATAGATGATTCCTCTACTCATGGTTATAGTAGTTAACGCTTTTTATTTATAGTACACAATGATTATTTTATTGTATATAATACCTTTGTGGAAAACTGTGTGAAATCTGTGGAAATTGTGGAAACTGTGGAAAAAATATAAAAGAGTAGATTGTTTTAATGTATAAATATTAACTATTTTGTTATAATATCTTATAAATGCCTTTGAGTGCTTCTGAGTGCCTCTGAGTGCTTATAAATGCCTGATTCTTATGCAAGTTTGGCGAGATTATCATAAGACGCGCAATTTGTCAAGCCCCAGGACGGCGAAAAAACTGGCACAAGGCGCTGAGACACTCATATAATGTTAGCGTTATATAACATTTCTATATCATAAGACCTATATATTCTTATGAGAATCTCGACGATACTGGCAAATATGCTTGCATCTAGTCGAGTTCTTATGTTATAATATACACAGTTATCTCGACGAGTTATGTACGACGACTACGATCTCGACTATACATACAGCAACGATTATGCAGGTCTCGACGAAGATACATATGCCGATCATGGCACATCAGATATCGACGAGGATTATGCACGAGACGGGCAAGATTATCAAGATCTTGCATATCGCCACTATGCATGATAGAATCTAGTACACATTGCATCGAGTTCTTATGTTAATGCAGAAGCGTAGAGTCATTGTCACTCTAGACATAGATTGCTATGATGATCTAGACGTGCATGATATAAGATGGAAAGACCTTTTACAATTAGAAGGTGATGAAGATGTACACGCAACGATAAAGGAGTTCGATCCCTTCTTATGAAATTTTTTATTGATGAAAAATGGGTTTATTTTTATAAGAATAGCGCATTATATAAGAGTCCCGTTGATTCTTATGGATTTTTTAACACTGAGCATGGTGTCCCTGTGGACTTCTGTGCGGAGGCAAAGCAACGGACACGTATAGACCATCTGGAGCGTCTGAGGCAGCTTCTTATGCCAAAATCTGAACTGTCCGATGACGTGGCACAACTCACGCTTTTCTGATGTAGATTGAACTCGTTCAACACCTGAACCAACCATGTCGATCTACACTGAGAACGGTTACGCCAATCGCGCTGAGTACCTGGATGAACTCCGTGAGGAGTACGGAGACCTTGTGGACATCCTCACGGGTGTGCTACCATCGTCTGAGGACTTCGACGGTCTTGTGACCGCTCTGGAGGACGCTCTGGACTCTGGTGAGTACGCAGACCTGATCTGAGTTTCTGGGGCACTTGACAATCTCCGCCAGGTGCCCTACAATGAACAAGTTCACCACCAAACACCATGGGAACCCGCTCACGCATCGGTATCGAACTTCCTGATCACTCTGTGGTCAGTGTTTACTGCCACTGGGATGGTTATGTTGAAGGCAATGGTAAGATTCTGGTTCAACACTATTTGAACCGTGAAGATGTTCAAGATCTCATCGACGGTGGTTCGATGTCATCTTTGAGAACTCGTGGTACATGGGATCATTCTTCCCCTCTTCGTGATGAGGATGGAGAGTACATCTGTGATGCTGCAGGGTATCTGAAGTATGAGAATGATCGTGAACCTCAACCACTCTATCATTCAGAACGTGGTGATGGTGAAGAACCTACTCACACTTCTTTCGACGAGTTTGTGAGTGGAAATCTAGGTGGTGAAGAGTATGCGTATCTTTACAATCTCGACGATAATTGGAAAGCATACAAGATCAACTATAAGGGTCCTGTAGAACTCGTCGAGATTCCTAACTATGTGACAGCATAAGAACTAGCACAAGGGTCTTGACGGGGTGGCAAGACCCATTCTATGCTCCTTTAGCAATCTGGTGAATGCAGCGAACTCATAATTCGCCTGAGGCGTGTTCGATCCACGCAAGGAGCACTTGACACTCTAGACCTTATGATCTAGAATGTCATCACAAGGGGCGGTGGTGGAATTGGTAGACACCCCAGACTTAAAATCTGTTGAGCGTATGCTCGTGCGGGTTCAAGTCCCGCTCGCCCTACTGGCACACTGTGTGCCTAATCCGACTATCTTAATTATCAAAACACATCATGCGTAACTTCAAGATCAACAGCACCGCCATCTCTGACCTGAGCGTGGACGGTGATCAGGTGAGCATCCAGTTCACCAGCAGCGACAAGCAGTACACCTTCCGTGCTGCCGATCCTAGCACCTTTGTTGCAGACCTGGAGCAAGTGATTTCCGATCCTGAGGGTTCGGTGGGTTCCTACATCCACCGCGCCCGCAAGAGCGAGCAACTTGTGGAAGTCTGATAACTGGCACAATGGGGGGCGGCAACTCCCCCTTTTTGGTTTATTGTTCCCTTGTCCACAACCACACCTCTCATGGACTTCGACACTGATTTTTGGTCTGAGATTCAAGACGCTCCTGGCGAAATCTTCGACATTCCTGAAATGCGGGATGAAGATGACAATGAGCAGTCTTGGAATGAGTTTGTCAACGGGAATGTGACACTCTGACAACTGGCACAAGGGGTCTTGTGTTCTCATGAGATCCCTGCCATACTACGTTTGTTCCTGAGACACCTCATGACTTACACCGTCTACATCACCGAAACCAGTTACACTTCTGTTTCCTTTGACACCAAAGAAGAAGCAGAAGCATTTATGGAGGAACCTGATTATGACATGTGCCGTAGTTGGGAACTTTCAGAATCTAACATTGAACTGGTAGAAGAGGTGACACCTTAGAAACTGGCACAAGGGGGGTTCCAAGACCCCCCAACCCATGCCATACTACGTTTGTTCCTGAGACACCTCATGACCGACACCCTCTCACGAAACATCTACCGCGCTTTGTTCAGTGAAGATCAGTGGGATCTGATCTATGCTATGGTTGGTCATGCTCTGGATAATGATGACTTCGATCCAGAAGATGTCTACACCATTCGCAACAAGATTCACGCTATCTTTGGAGACTGATGACCTACCTTGAACTTCTGAAGAAACTCCAAACCCTTGAGAAGAACCAACTAGATCGTCAGGTTCTCGTCTATAATGAAGAGGAAGATCTCTTCTATGATGATGGAACAAATCTTCGCATCACAAATCGTTCAGTTCCTGGTTTGATTGATGCCGACTTTCCCTACCTTGTAGTATGATTCTCGTGCTCGGTGCATTCATTGTCACCATGTTCTTGGTGATGTTCTATCTCGAAGACCGTCAAGGTGGCGGTCTTTATGATCCTGATCCAACTGCACACTATCGCAATCAAAAATGACCAAACAACTTCTTCTTTCTCAACTTCGCCAAGGTAAAAATGGGAACGAGATTATGCAAATCCTTGAGTTACTTGCTTCTGGGATGGACTCTAGTGAATCTCGTGAAGATTTTTCTCCAACCCTAGACGAGATCAAGTTCTAAAACTCGACGAGATGTGCCACTGCATCTAGTGGCACACATGATCTCGACGAGACCTACATCATCAACTAGATTGCACACATCGAGTTCGAGATCATCATGCAAACAGCAGCTGTCACACCCATCTCTAGAAAAGCAAAGAATCGCTTTGCTAACATCATGGAGAACAATGCTCAATGTATCATCGAGCAACACAAAGAAGGAAAGGTCTTTGTTGCATCTATGAATCGTAAATACTTCTTCTGGGCAACACTTGACAACGATCCCGACTGGGTGGTAGAATTGTAAGACAAAGGGAGGAAGGGGTTTGCCTCCCGCTTGCTGTTAAAGTTACCCTGCGCGTAAGAGCACAGATAAGTATAACACATAGGGGTCAAGGTGAAACTGAGGGAGGCGGAGTGGTGACTGCCTCCCTTTTTCTTTGGCATCATAATACATCATAACAGTAGCGTTGTACGATTATAAGCACAGTCTCCCATCCTAGCACGGTGCTCTGGGTTCTTGCTGGTACGGGTTCCCTGCTGCCCAATACCTATAAGTGCAAAAAACCGTGGGCCTGTGACAATCAAACCAGTGGCACAAAGGTGGTTGTGGTGCTCGGTTTGGGTGGGGCATCATTCACCCAACGGCGCACCACTGACGCCGACTCACCACCCCACAAAATGAACACCACCACCCCCTTCTTCTCCCCTGTTCTGCCTCTCCAACTGACTGAGGAAGGTATCAACAAACTGGATGAAGTTTGCTTTGAGGTTACACAAAAGTTTTTCCGTAAGGATTACGCTGAGCGCATCATGGATGCCCTTAAGTATAGTCGCGCTGCAAACAAAGGTTATTTCCGCACAACACCCGATTTCCGTCACTTTATCGGAATCTATCACTGGGTAAAGTCTCACACTTCCTACGATGATTATGTTGTGTTCCGTAAGTATCTGCAAACTCTCAGTGCAGTTTATCGCTGGCATTTTGGTCACTATCAGTCTGTGACCGTCTACAATTATCTGCACGAGCGTGTTAAGATCGAAACCCATTGTGAGCACTGTGGTTCACTTTCTAAGGCGCTGATTGATCGCCTGATTGAAGAGAATCTCTGGGCAGTGTGACAGTTTGTTAAGATGCACAGGGGGGACCACGGTTCCCCCTTTCGACCCTGTAGGATTAGCAAGTCAACCACCACTGACCGCCATGCTGAACTTTACCAAGGGTAACGCCAAACTCGGCAAGCAAACTCTAATTTTCAACCTGCCCGCAGGTAAAACCTGCCCTGGTGCATTATTCTGCAAGTCTTTCGCTGTCGTTGATTCTAACGGCAAGCGCAGCATTCAAGACGGCGAGCACACCATTTTTCGGTGCTTTGCTGCATCGTCTGAGGTACAATATGACGCAGCATTCTATTCTCGCCAAGACAATCTGCAGCAGATTGTTGATGCTTTGCAGAATGGAACTGCTGCTAATTTGATTCATAACAGTATTCAAGAACACCGCACACGCAATAGCAAACTGGTGCGGATTCATGAGTCTGGCGACTTCTTCTCTGGTGCGTATTTGGATGCCTGGATTGAAGTTGCAATCCGCAATCCTGACCTTAAGTTCTACTGCTACTCAAAGAGTTTGCAACTCTTTCTGAACTTTAAGATGCCTGAGAACTTCTACATGACGGCATCTTATGGTGGCAAGTGGGATCACCTAATTGATGAGGGATTCTTCACTCGTTACGCTAAAGTCTTTATGACTGAGGATGATGCAAACTCTGCAGGGTTGGAAGTAGATCACGACGACACACACTGTTTTGGTGACAAACCGTTTGCACTGTTAGTGCATGGAACTCAACCGAAAGGTAGTGCATGGGGCGCTGCAATCCGCCAGCGTAGGAAGAACAAACAGTTCGGCGGTTACAGTAAAAAAACCACTGTGACGGTCTGACAACCTGCACACGGGGGGCGCGGATGCCCCCCATCCTGCCTGTAGAATCTAAGGGTCAACCACACCAAGGGCACCATGCTCACCACCGACACTTGCTTTGATTCCTCCGACTTCATCACCTTTTGTCAAGAAGTGGAGCGTGCTTGTGAGAAGTATTTCACTGATGAGTATAGGGAACCATCATTCTGTTTTGATGATGGTTGGCAGTTGGATCTGATTCTGGAACTGTACAACAACAAAACACCAGTTCCTGATGCAATCAACGAAATGTGTGAGGGTATCGAATCTGCAGAGATTGATGCCTATTTGAGCATACCACCCTGGGATCGCTAAGTAACATTTAAGGGGGCAACTTTCGCCCCCTTTCTTTATACTTTTTTTGCCATTATTTTATGGCAGGTTAGGTACCGACCTTTTTCATCTACGGTGATACCCCCCACCTCATCTGATTGTCCCCGTATTATAAGCATCAGATCCCCCGCAAAAACCGCATCGGTGGACAGTTTCACAATTGGCACAAGTACAAAAAAAGGTTCTACCTCCAGGCTAGCACGCCACCCCCACCCTAGGTCAACCCATTAACCCATAAGAATTTTTGATCGTTCGGGGGGTTGACTCTGGCACCATCTGGCCCCATACTGGTATCAGTTCACCACACCACACCGATGAACTTTCACCTTCTCACCCGTACCATGGTTCGCAGCATCCTGATCCAACAGGGTCCGCAAACCTGCAGCGACCTGGTTCGCGCCATGGGCATGGATCCCCGCCGCCACAAGGGCACCATCCATGCCGTTATGGTCGATCTGGAGCGTGACGGCATCCTGTCCGCCACACGGTCAGACAATGGCAAGCGTGATCTGTGGTTCATGGTTCCCACCACGATCCGCAAGCGTGACCGCCTGATCGCTGCTCTGATCGCCTGATACGCTACGGGGGGCATCACCACCCCCCTTCCTAACCTCATCGTCATGAAAGCACTTCCCATCCTGTTCTGTCTGTTCGCCTGCGGCATTGCACAAGTCGCCATGGCAACCGTTGATCCTAGCACAGACGCCGCAGCAGATCGCATCTGCATCACCCGCCCTTCCGCTTGTGGGTTGGAATGATGTGGAATGCTCTCACACGCCCCAGATCACCCTCCTACCACCGCCAGACCATGCTTAAGGTTCTGATCGCTGCTCTGCTGCTCTACTGGTTCTGGGAACCGTTGCGCCCGATCCGCACTGTGACAGCTGACGCACTGTCTGCCACCGCTGAGATGATCGCCCGCTGACCCTGTAGGATAATCTCAGTTCACCACACCACCGATGAGAACCTTTTCACCCGCCTGCGATCTCCGCTCCCGCCAGACCGTGTGGGCAGTGCTCAAGAACGGCGCACCCGTCATCCACGCAGGGTGTGAGATCACCACCCTGACTGCCGTGGAGATCTCCGCACACTACTTCAACAAATACGGTACACCGCTGAAACCGCTGGCGGTCTGATACAATACGGGAGGGGATTCGATCGATCTCCTCCTCTCTCCCCCCCCCAACTATCATGGAAACCTTTCTCACCGCTGAAGAAATCCTCCAGTTAGTTACCACTGGAGTTTGCACATTATCTGATGATTTAATCGTCAGAATGTCAGAATCTTATGAAGAATCTGAGTGGTACAACGATCCCAACAATGTTATGTCAAAGCATCATTATTGAATCTCGACGAGAATAATCTAGTCGAGAACGCACACATCAATCTAGTCGAGATGCACATCATACACATCTCGACTAGATACACACAAACACACATTCACATCTAGATTCACATCATGCAACACACATCTAGTTCAATCAATGCAATTGGCTTCACAATTACTTATCAAACACCATACAATAATTGTGAATGGCGCACACAATCTTTCACCACAAAAGAAGAGGCAGAAAGAATGATTGCATTCTATCAGTCTTGTGGTTCACCTGCTAAGTTTATCTGAGGATTCTAACAATGGGAAAATGGATTCACAAGGGTAACACATCACGCCCTGATAAAAGGTTCAAAAACATTCTAACACCTAAGAAAGGTGCAGCAAAGAATAAAAGAAAGAAAAAGTAATTCTTAATTCTTTACACTTACCACTGAGTATAAAGAATAACTCAGGATTGAATGTAATTTATTGTCAGTGGTGTGGTTTATTCTTTACATTCAGTCCTGTCTTATTCTTTATACTTTTGAGTTCTTTATTCTTTATACTCTACACTGTTTAATTCTTTATACTCTGCAATCGTTGTTTTATTCTTTATACTAACTGGGGTGTGTGCCAATCCTGGAACTGGTCAAAACCCCTTGCGCTGGCGTGGCAGGTATGGGAATCTATAGGGGTCAAACGCCACTGACACCGATGACCGCTTCCACTACTGCCGCCGATACCATCACCATCACCATCCCTGCCGATCTGGCGTGGCGCTTAAAGTCTGCTTGCGCTGATTCCGCAGGCATCTGGCATCAGCACTGGCGCGATGTCGCTGACGGCAAGCGCGACGATCTGAACCGCGACGCTTGCGCCAGCATCTCCCGCAATGCCTGGCAGTTATGGGAAATCCTAGATTCTCAAGGAGTGTGAATCTTTGTAACGGGGGTGCCACGGGTGCCCCCACCCATGCTGTAGACTGATCGAGTCAACCACACACCTGACGCCATGCTGACCCCTGACACCTGCTTTGACTGCCCGACCTTCTGCGCCTTCTGGGATGCCGTGGAGGCGATTCACTGCCGTGGGTGGGATGACGGTCCGCTGCTGGAACTGCTGATCGATCACTACAGCAACGGCGACACGGTTGAGGAAACCGCCGACGCCGTACTAGAGGCAGAGGAGATCGACCGCGCCGAATACCTGATGGGAATTCCATCCTGGGCGTGATCTTACGGGGCAGGTTGACCGCCTGCCCTCCCTATTCTTCTCACTTACCAAGACAATGACCTTCGCAATCTACTCTAAAGTCGAGAATGTTGTGAGAGTCCATTACTCTCACCTGACAGAATCACAAGCGGAGAATGAAGTCGAGCGCCTCAATTCTCACCTGCAAAGTGTAGGTCAGACCGCCGTATTCTGGTCAGAATCGCATCACCCTGACTGCACTTTTGTCATCGGTTAATTACACTTTCACAACTGCACTTTCGGTCATGACCGCTACTCTCACCAAGCAAATCCGCATCGATTGGCAATACTGCGGATTGGAGGATACAGTCAACGTTCTAATGCAAATTAACCGCAACGGTCATACCAACGCGGAATCTATGGCGTCCTACATTAGATCAATCGCCTACAATTATGCGGTTGCGTGTGAACTTAAAGGTGAGGTGCCTACGATAACAGGAACCGGCGGATGGTATGTAACATTCTTCCCTGCAGAATCTGAGGAGTTTGACTATGGCGTAGAGGTTACTTTAATACCTTATGTTGTAGCGAAGCACTTAGGATTGCGCGACTAAGTTATGCGTTCGTGGGCGGCAGTTCTTTATACTCTGCCTCCCTAATCACGAACGATTAGGATACTTTATGCGTTCGTGTTTGGCAGTCGGGCGCGGGCGCGGCGGCGGATCGGGGGCGTCCATGGGGCGTTTTAAAAACAGCTAACTACCCTAACCTACAACGAACCGAAATCGAGAGATAAATATA